GTTCTAAAGCCCGCCCGATATCACGTTTATTCTTTATTTCATCTTGTGGGATGTCTGCAATATCTTGTAATATACCGCCCGAACCACCGATTTGACCTAAATTTTGACCTTTTTGCGCATCTGGCGCTAAATCAAATTGTGGTGTTAAAATATTGTTAAATACATCTTTTAAATCTGTAACAGTGGAAACAAAGATATATCCGAATGTGTTACTAAATGGTGTAATCCAACCTGGAAATACGATTAACGCGGCTTTCAATACACCTAATACAAGAAACCATGGTAATAGGGTTGCAATTAATGCAGTTTTTTCTTGGTCAAACCCGCAAATATCCTTTGACATTGCGAGATTAATGAAATATTCTCCGGTTATCAATACAAGAAAAAATAGGAATGTTATTCCTCCACTTAAAATACCATTTTTGGTATATTTGTAATAAGAATATCCGCTGAAAACAGCCAAGAAATAGACAATTGCAACAGTTGAACTTAATTCGACCATGAAAATAATCTAGAGTAACCTGTATTACACTATACCAGGATTATATTGTATTGTTTATCACGTCTCGGTGCGTTTGTTGCGTTTTCATTGTGTCGTTATTTTTTCTCTTTATATTAGTTACTTATTATTCACTGTAAATTTAGAACTAGATGAGCGAACATGCACAAGCTCCGACACTCATCGAGCCGGGTGTACGATATTTTTTGAGTAAATCTCTCGAGCAGTGTCACAAAGTAAAGGAATACTATCACACGCAAACCTTCAATTTCACGGCAGGTGTTGCATTTTTTATCTGTTTAGGAATATTTTTATACCTTCGCTATAAAGGCAAACCAACACAAGAAGAGGTCGAAACAAAGAAACGCCAACAACAAGATTATATTCTCTCGAAACTAAAAATGGTAAATGCCACCCACTATGCACAAAGTAAAGGAATACCGATGGATTGTCGAATTCATCCAGCGGGGAATGGAATGGGTATGCTTACGAATTTGCCATTATGGAAGAGCCCTGATGAAGATTATTGGAAACGTAATTATGCATAGCGTAGCATAAATATCAGAAGTAATAAGCGTATGATGTAACTAGAGATTTATCTATGTGTATAGTAGTAGTATATCAAAATGCAGACATCATCAATATATCAAGATTTACATGCAGCAATTCAAGAACGTTCTTTGACACAGCAGCAGTATGGAGGTACCAAAGTAAGTGATGGAGGTAGCACTGCAGCATCTCGCATCGCTGAACAAAAACGCGCACAAGATACCCGCAACAATCTTAAAAAAGCAACACGTGTTCTATTTGAAGTGACAAAGAAACAGGAAGATGCCCTTAAAAAACATCTTCAACGTGCAGCCGACCCCAACGAATTTCGAGGTATGATTTATCCGTATCAACTTATACCCGAAGAAGAACGCGTTAAAATTAATGATGCAATTCATGGATATTATTCGTTTAAAGATAAATATAATTCTGCACTTGAAAAACGCAGGCAGCGCTTAATAAATGACCCCGTTTTGAACTGGAAAATGCTGTCAGCACAACAAAAAACCAGACGTTTATCAATGATTAAACCTTCGTGTATTGTGTGTAAACAAGAAGGTGGCTCTATTTTCACCGAGACAGATGGACAATTGAAAGCAATATGTGGAAATATATCTCAACCATGTGGTTTTCATATTGAAGTTAACCGCGGAAAATACATAAGTTTAGAAACATTAATGAACGAATCACTTGAAGAGGTACGCTCTACCAAGGACGAAATTATTCGAATGAAATTGGACCTTTTGTTTGGCTTCATAAATGAAGATGAACTTCTAGATAAATTTGATGGAGTACAGCATAAATTACAAGAGCAACTGAAAATGTATTCCGAGTTTCGGACATATTACTTGAGTGTAACCGACAATGACGACCGCCGCAAAGATACCGACATCCATACTCGCGTAATTTCTGAGAAAATTGCGCAAATTAAGGAATATATGACTGAATTTCGCGATTCTGAATGGAAAAATAAGAGTATTATTGATGACATACTTGTGCTTTATCAGCAAGATATCGAGCCTTCGTTTATAAAGTTACGAGAGACAAAGTATGTATATTCACAAATTGAGACTACAGAAAACTCAGACGGCACACTTGTTCAAATGTATAATGACGGCGAATTTAATCTTTCACAGAAACAATATAGTTATCATGAAATGTATATGCCGGTAATTATGCCGAAGTGGATTGCAGATAATCGAATAGTGAGTAAGCCAGTAGGACCTATCGGTCCGGTCGTTGGTTCACACCGCCTTGAGCAAACATTTGTCCATCAACCTGACCCATCATCCACATGGTATAAAGGTAAGGCTGCTGAATTGGCAGCGGAAAAAGCCAAGCTTTTTGAGGGACTATAAATCAAGATAAATATTAGCCCTATAATGGATTAATATCGCGTTATAATATAGCACATACACATTCAACCTATGTTAAACATATTTGACCATATTTCTCTTCCTATATTTATTGTAAGCCTTTCCATTGGGCTATTTTATGTATATATTTCTGTACCAAACCCTAAGATTATTTACGTGTATCCTACCCCCGACAATATTCGTAATTTTCAATTTAAAGACAATGCCGAAAATTGTGTTTCATTCAATGCAAAGGAAGTGAGCTGCTCGAAGGCCAAGGGGCAAATAAAAAAGATACCGGTCCAGTAGTTGTATAGAAACAAAGTTAAAAATATATCTAACGTTGTTGTATAACTGTCCTTTGAATGACCACTTCTGCTGCATGTATTTGTGTTTCTACCAATAATCAACCAACTATTTGTAAAAAAATAGATGTTTTTCGTGTTACAACGACTGCGCCTGTATCAAAACTGATGACACCTGCTCCAAATGGCGCCAGGCCTTTCCCAGCATCATTTGGAGGCAACGGTGGCGGAACCAGACCATTTAATCCAATAATGGAATAGTTGATGGTTTACGAATTATATCATCTCTATATATTAGAATAGAATGGGGTTTCAACGTCTGCTTCACACCGAAACGGGACGTATTATTATATCTATTGTGCTTGGTCTTGGAATTGCTTCCCTTTTTAGAAAGGTATGTAAGGACAGGTCATGCATTTCATTTCGCGCACCGCCTCTTAGAGATTTAGAAAAAGATACATATAAATTAGATGACAAGTGTTATGAATATAAAACGAAGGTGGTGAAATGTGAGACTGGAAAAAAAGAAGTAAAACTTTCAAAATAAAAAAATTTAGCAATAAGATAACATGCGTCAAAATTACAGGTCTTCGTTCTTATCATATGTATATCATTATTTTATATACATATTTAGTATTTTAATGAGCGACACAACTAGCATCGATGATTTACCTTTAAGTAGTCAAACACCTAGTAGTTCTTACAGCGGAGGTGGTGGTGCACCTCTTATATATTCGCCCAATATTGATAATAACGCGATGGCGTCACATGGTCCTACACAAATTCCTGGAAATGTAATGAATGAGGTTATGCAAGGAGTTCAACGGGCTAGTGCCAACGGGATGACAATGATACCTACAAGAGATATCCCAATGAACCCGAATGCATTCACTCACGATGACCAAGCTCGACCTAATTATGTACCACAGCCACAAATGATGGCGACACATGGAGAAGGTGGATGCGATTACATCAAGGAACATACATCCATGGAAAGTATTGCACGCGCGAATGTACGACAATCGAACCAACTTGACACGATTGAAGCAATATACTACGACCTTCAAATGCCGGTTCTTATAGGTGTTCTCTACTTTATATTTCAGATGCCGGTCTTTCGATCCCAGTTACTTCATTTTTTACCTTCGTTATTTGGCGAAGACGGAAATTTAAAAATTATGGGACTTACCGTTACAAGTGCGATGTTTGCCGGAACATTTTTTGTTATTATGAAGATATTCAATAAGCTTGGCGAGGGGTTACGGTAATCATTGCTTATTTCTGTGACTTCTTCACGGTCTTCTTCGCATTTTTCGCCTTCGCTTTCATCCCTGCACCAGCTTTTTCGTATGGAATATACCTGAGGAACCACTCTTCAAATTCTCTCGACCCACGTTTACTTTTCAATTCTTCATATTTCCGAGTCTTTTCGTACCTCATCGTATCTAATGTCGGTTGTTTTCCATAACAATTAATACTGAACCGGCGTAATAATCCGGTCTGCTTTAACCGGTTATGTTGCTGTACATCAAATAAAAACTGTGACATACAAAGAATACGATTTATATCATAATAGACGCGGTCTGCATAAATAAACGCCAGATAGAAACTCAACATTGTATCGATTGTAGCAATACGTATTATTTCGTTATCAATTCGTATTGTATTGTAACTATGACATGCGAGAGGCTTGTATAAAAATGCAATAACTTCATCTCCAACTCGAATATCGTAGTGTTCTGAAATGACTTCTCCGACACCTGCGTGTTTTGTATATTTTACTCCGGTATATTTATGCTCAATGAGTTTGCGCACAACTTCTTCGCATAATTTTCGCGGGTCTTCCGAGAGAATATCAAAATCAGGTATCTCTCGAATAATGCGACGTTGGTGTCTAGGCATATACCGCGAATACAAAATATTAGCATATCCACCAAAAAATACGGCACGATTGGCGATAAATACGTTACGTACAATATTATAGATATCAGTTTCGGCAAGTTCCTTCTCTCGGTGACCTTGATATGAAATATTTGATTTTTTTATAGAGTATTCGGGTTCGTTTGGTTCACTACGCGACCGAGACCGAGACCGAGACCGAGACCGAGACCGAGACCGAGATTTAGTCGGATACGGTGATGTTGCTGGATCTATTTCTCTCGCTTTCATTGAATACAGCACATACTCATCATCCTTGCCAAATAATCTCTCGTATGTTGCAATCAAACGATAACGATGTGTTACTTTGTCTTCTTCAATAGAGTACTTGAAATCACCAAGTATCTCTTCATGAGAGGATACAGTATGATACAACCGTTTCATATATTCAGCCATACTATGGTATTTATTCATTATTTGTCGAATTGCATCACGTTTATGTGATTTGGCACTTCTGTCATTGTCATCTTGTTCATCACGTTTTGAACCGCCACTTTTCACAGTACTCGTTCTAGATTTCGACCTGGAATTAGACTTAGACCGCGAACGCGACCTTGTTCTTGAAATACTGACTTCACCGGTATTTGACTTAGTTGCGCCGTCAAATCCACGCTGAAATTCTATTTTGTCGCAATCATAACCTTTGAGAGGATAATGCGTATTCAAGAGTGTGAGGCGTTTTTGTACTTTTTCCCATCGTGATACATCGCCGTCAGGACGCGAGAGTTCGAGATACATTGCCATACGAAGAAAGTCTGGAGGAGCATATCGTATATTTTTTTTTATAATCGCATCTCGAGAGATTGCTTTAAATAATTCAGGTTCCATTTGTGTAATATCTGCAATACCTGTAAAATTCACAAATACTTTGTATGTTCCATGATGAACACCAGATTTTGCTTCAACATCTTCATAACCTGCCTTGTAATAAATGTCTGCAAGTTCTTTTGCGCAGTCTAATGCGTTATCCGAATAAAAATCATAATCTGGAAGTTCAATGTCCTTATTATAAAATTGCGCATCATCGGGCAAAATATTATTGATGGCAGTTCCACCATAACAAACAAGCCTCTTCTCTGCAATAAATTTCTCGACGATGGATATTATCTCTTGTACTTTTGGGTCTTGAATGATTTTTTCGCCTTTTCGTTTTTCAACCAAATCAACCGCATCGCGTAGGATATCGAGTTCTTTTTCTTCAAATGATACATATTTATCGTCGTCACTCCCTTTGAATTTGCTACCACCGCCGTTCATTTCACAATTTGACATTATATGCACCTAAAATAATATGATATACTTTAATTATCATATTATTAGATAATTTTATAGATGAATTGATACTATAAAATGTACCATTACAACGTGATTTTGACACCACCAGCTGCTTCTGTAGGACGTGCTTCCATCGACGCAATTGGATTGGGAGGCGCCGGTGGAGCAATCGTAATCGGAACATAACGTAAATCCTCTGGTTTCAAAATAAATGCATACCCCACCGACGCAAACTTATCTTCATATGCTTTTAGCTTTTCGTCGCGTGCTTCTTCCTGAAAACACATTGCTGCAATCTGGCAACCCCACGTATAGGGCCCATTATGCCCTTCATTTACTGGACGTCCCGACTTATCTGGAAGAACTAGACACATGTTTTTCTTATTTGCATCCTTGAATGTCTGTGGGTCACCGATATTCTTGACACCAAAATACGTATATTTTGATAGAAATAATGTATTTGAACTCATATTGATTAATTCAAACAGTTTTGTGCTTCTATATACTTGATTGGTTCCATCAACCATAAGTATAATTTTACCCTTTAAGTCTGATAGATTTTCATTCCCTAAATCCTTAGACTGGTATTCGCGACCATACTTTGGACCGAGTAAGTTCCTTGCAATGGTTTTACTCTGAGAGATTATTTTTGCGAGGTTGTCATACATTGTAATATTACGCGACATGATACGCATATGAATGATAAAGGGGTCGCCTGGATTGGGGCATTTTGCGCCTGAAAACACATATCCTCCAAGCACTTCGAATGCATCAGAAACGGGAATATGATTAAACGTCTCTTTATAATTAAATGAATTCACAGACGATGACGCAATAACTGGTTGGTTGTTCACAGAGAATACCTCAAAATCGATGAAACGACAACCCCGCGCAATGACATACATTAATGCATCCATACTCACATTTGAGTTCTTGAATTTATCTGGATTAAATGCATTATATGCCGACTTGATGTAATAATCACGCAACTTGAATTTGCTTTGACTATCTTGCACATTAATGGATGTTATATTTTTGTCAATGAATTCTTTCGTATTTTCGTCCGGGTTTTCTAGACCTTCCTTTACAGCGTTAATCGGTTTGTCAGTATTCGGTGCATTTACTGGAGAAGGCGCAACTTCATTATCTTTGAACCCGTCGATTACAGTAGCCGCCTTTTTGCGTTGATTCAATGTCATTTCGTGCTCTGGCGTTTCTAGAGTAAACTTTTCTGTAGACAGTGGATCGATTGACGTAAATGGTTCGATGTGATTTCGATTGAATAGGTCATTTAATTTCATCATGAGTTCAGGCTGATTATTATTTTTTGTAGAACCGGATTGTTCGGTATCTTGTTTCGCCTTTTCTGTGTAGAAGCCTTCTTTTATTTTTATTTTTGCAGCATAACATTTTGTTTTAATTATTTCAGATATCTTCCATATTGCAAAAACGATGATAACAATACCTATGAATACAAACTCGACTTGATTTTCTTTCATTATGTTGTATATAATATTAGATTTTTATATAAAGTTATATATAACAAATATAACAAGCAGACCTACGAATAAAAATACTAAATGACTGGTGGGTTATTAAATCTTGTTGCTACAGGCAACCAAAATATAATTCTTAACGGTAATCCAAAAAAGTCATTTTTTAAAAGCACGTACCTTAAATATACAAATTTTGGTCTTCAAAAGTTTAGAATTGATTTTGATGGCCAGAAAAAATTACGTATGACTGAAGAATCCAAATTTACATTTTACGTCCCGAGATATGCAGAATTACTTATGGATACGTATATATGCGTTACATTGCCGTCCATATGGAGCCCAATACATCCTCCTGCAAAAATCGAAGACATGTGGGCACCATACGAGTTTCGCTGGATTGAAAATATAGGAACCCAGATGGTGAAAGAAATCGTCATATCTGTTGGTGGAATGACACTTCAAAAATTTACCGGTAATAATTTGATGGCGATTATTGAACGTGACCTGGATTCTACAAAGCGTGAATTATACAACGAAATGACAGGACATGTCCCAGAATTATATAATCCTGGTTGTTCCGGTGCACGTTTGAACCAGTATCCTAATGCATATCGAACCAGTAATGCTGCTGGTGCAGAACCGTCGATACGTGGTCGAAAGCTATACATTCCCATTAATGCATGGTTTACGCTCTCTTCCAAAATGGCATTTCCATTGGTTTGTCTCCAATACAATCAGCTACAGATTGATGTCACATTGCGGCCAGTGAAGGAATTATTCACAATTCGTGATGTAGGTGACCCTGGAAATTATTGGCCAGTGGTTCAGCCAGATTTTACGAACCCACTTCATCAAATGTGGCGGTTCTTATATCCTCCTCCTAGTATTGGTTTAACATTGGATACATATCCTAGTATCCGCACAGACTGGAATGCAGATGTTCATTTGATGGCGACGTATTGTTTTCTCTCAGATGAAGAGTCTAAGGTGTTCGCTGCAAATCAACAAAAATATTTGATTAAATCATATTATGATTGGGTCTTCAACGATGTAACTGGCAATAAAAAGATAAAAATAGAAAATTCAATGGGAATGGTTGCCTCCTGGACGATGTTTTTCCGCAGGAGTGATGTTAATCTACGAAATGAATGGAGCAATTATACGAACTGGCCATACAATTATTTACCGTATGATATTATTCCAGCTCCAATTGACGATGATTGGCGACCTTTTTTGTTTAGTGAAGATGTTCGACCAGTATCAGATATACCTGTTCCAACTCCAAATCCAAATCCAAACCCGCCATTTCCATTCGACCGTTACTTCTTCGATAAAAATGGTCCAAAAAATGGTATTGGACCAGGTATCAATCCGAAAGATAAACGTCTCACGGGACTTCATATTACTGGTGACTTCCAATCCGAGAATGAACGCGACATATTGCAGATGTTAGGGATTTCTTTGAATGGGAAGTACCGAGAGAATTTACTGGATGCTGGCGTTTATAACTATATAGAAAAATATACGCGGACGCGCGGAAGTGCAAAACCAGGAATTTACTGTTACAATTTTTGTTTGAACTCCGACCCATTTGATTTACAACCAAGTGGCGCTATTAACATGAGTAAATTTAATCAGATTGAATTAGAACTCACCACGATATACCCGCCATTGGACAATACAGCGGAGGTAAAAGTGATTTGCAATCCGAACACACGAGAGATTATTGGAATGAATAAACCTAACGTCAATATTTATCTTTATAATTATGATTTACATATCCTGGAGGAGAGGTATAATGTGCTCACATTTGTATCAGGAAATTGTGGTTTAATGTATGCCAGATAATCGAGACACGTAGGAATGCATTTCGAAATATTTGTGAGAACGATAATCTTCTCTCATATATATAACTTGAAATGACGGATGATGAAGATGAAATTAATGAAGATGTCGACGCTGAAGACGAACAAGGCGACGACCAAGAAGAAGGGACGTTTAGCAATGTAGGAGGATTATTTGGAGGCGATGAAAAAAGTGAATATACTAAAGAAGAAGAAAAGGTTAAGAAAGAAAAGACGAAACCAAAATCAATCTTTGATATTGAAGCTCTTAAAGAGTTCGGATTGAGTGTATTGGCTCTTTTTATCGAAACCATCATTATTTCAGTAATTTGTGTCAATATACTCTTTTTTTCTACACCAGAAAGTATCCGAAATAATAATCTTAATTTAAGTAAATTATTTCCAACTAACCGTCATGAATGGCCATACTGTTATACGAATGAATATACATCGTGTAATGCAACGGACTGTGATGATAAATTCGGTGGAATTGCGGACGACCCTAAAATCCAAGGAGTTAAAAAGGTATACCTAAAAGCTGCAATTCTTCTTGATACATACGTATTCAAATGGTTTTGCCTTACCAAAGAAGATGTAGATATGGTGAAAGATAGTGTAGATGAAGGCGTGACTAAGGTAAATCTATTGAATTGGGATTTTATTAAAGCCAGATTTAAGCAATGGATTAATAATTCTTTCATATTTTCATTTTCATCAGACCGTGCAATGATGCTCTATGTATTTGAACAGATAACACGAATTTCATATGCAATCCCAGTTGAATTATATGATGTAATCTCTCCATTGATTATTATTCTTATGCCATTTGTATTTTTATTGTTCCTCGGGTTTATCTTGATGGGCGGACCATTTTTTACTACTGTAATCGGTATGATTTTAAACCAAACAGATAATCGTAAGGAATTTATAGGAGGGTCATTGTGGTCATTATTTACCGGATTGGGACTAGGCGTAATTCCGGCAATATCATATTTTGTACACTTATTCAGTTTTATCGGAACATTCTTCATTTACCCTCTTCTTCACTGGGACCAATATCGGGAGTTATATTCTCGTTATGTTCCGATTATCTTTTTCTTTTTTAATTTGACACTCATGTATTATGCATTCGAGTACCTTGATATTAACGTTGCGGCGATTGTAATATTAATGTTGCTGATTTTGTATCTTACACATTACTGGCAAGGGATAATGGAATTTTTTAATAGCATCAAAAATATGTAGTAGTAATTGGATAGAAAGGACATAAATAATATCGTATAAAAGCTATATATTGCAGTTATACGATAACAGTAACGTCGTTACATACGAATAAAATGGGTAAATCGAAGACAGCAATCCAATCATCATCGACACAGCCATTGGTTGAAAAATCGTCTCCAGAGTATTTTAAAAAATATCCATTTGTAAGTGTATGTACGCCAACGTTTAATCGTCGACCCTTTATAAATGCGCTCATTACTTGTTTTAATGAACAAGAATATCCTCAAGACCGAATGGAATGGATTGTAATTGATGACGGTACGGACCCAATTGAAGATATCATCGCATCACATCCACGTGTTAAATATTTCAAGTATGACACAAAAATGACATTGGGTAAGAAGCGTAATCTAATGCATGAAAAGTCGCGAGGTGAAATACTTGTATACATGGATGATGATGATTATTATCCACCCAAGCGTGTGTCGCATGCAGTCGAAATGTTGATGTCCCATCCAGAAGCATTATGCGCCGGTTCTAGCGAAATTTACATATATTTCAAGCACATCAAACAGATGAAGCGTTTTGGCCCATATGGACCGAACCATGCAACTGCGGGAACATTTGCATTTAAGCGTAAGCTAATTAAACAACATAAGTACAATGATGATGCATGCCTGGCAGAAGAACGCGCATTTTTGAAAGATTATACGGTACCATTTGTTCAATTGGACCCGATGAAGGTTATTCTGGTATTTTCACATGAACATAATACGTTTGATAAGCGTAAATTATTGATAAATGCAAATCCGGATGTTGTGCGTGACTCACCCAAAAAGGTCATGGATTTTATAAAAGACAACGCACTTCGTCGTTTTTACATGAGTGAGTTGGAAGGATTACTGGCTACTTATGAGCCAGGGCGACCCGAAATGAAGCCGGACGTTATCGAACAGACATTGAAATTAGAGAAAGAACGTGCGAAAATGGCAGAAGAGACGGCAGCTTCATCGGGAGGTAATATTATTTTGCAAGAACCTGGAAAAGAGCCGGTTGCATTGAATAATCAACAAGTTGTTCAAATTATACAACAATTACAGAAAGAGGTTGCTGATAAAGATAAAGAAATTGTACAATTAAAGAATGATGTAAGAGAACTTATGTTAGAGCTTGCAAATAGAGAACATAATATTCAAAAACAAACGGGTTCTCTAACAGCATCATGTCATGTTCCATCATCAGTACCAGCGCCAGTACCAGCGCCAGCTATTGTATCGGATACATCATCTATTTCAAATGATGTTCAAAATCTTGAACCACATGATACAATTTATGTATAATATACAACATTAATAATCAAATACGACAAATACAAAACAAATAATATCAAAAAAACAATGATATTATTACAATGTACTCTATTTCAGGCCTTTACGATTTCAACAGAGGTAATCTTTAAACATAGAAAACTATTCTTTGTTTCATGAATAATGAATTCTCGGGTCTTATTATATTCTTCAAATTTAACTGCAAGAATATTTTCAATTTCACTAACAGGCAAATCGTCATCTTTAGTTTTATACTTGGACTGTTTTCTTTCGGTTGCTTCATATTCATCTTCACTATCACTCTCATTATGACCACGATGTTTCTTTTTCTTTGATTTCGATTTTGACTTCGGCTTTTCTTCATTCTCAGGTGGAAGGTATTCCCACTCACCAACCGCTTCAATTGTTTGATTGTTTGTCATAAATACGATAGAGTCAGAATTAAACACAAGTGCTGAATTAGGAGCATGGTCATATTTATCAAGGTCGATTTCAGTAATTAAATCGAACTCATCCAAAAATTCATTTTTACGAAGATAATTACGAATATAGCTTGTTATTTCTGGTGTAATTTTAACAGTATATGTCTTGTTGTCATTGTCACTATCGCTATCGCTGCCACTTTCATGTTCGCTTCCGCTTTCACTACCATGGTCATCATCACTATTATCGCTCTCACTTTCGCTAACATGTTCATTCTTTTTATTTTTACGCCCAGACCCTGATGCAGTTGCGCTAGAAGATGACACTGTTTTTGATGGCGTAGGTGTATTTACTGAAATACACTCTACTTCTGTATCTAAAATCAAACGATACTTTGAATCAAACGATATTGCCGCACCCATTTATGTTTTATATTATTGGTTCTAAATATTGATAATATGTTTTCGGTATTATTTAAACGCATATACTGATGAAACTAATAATACCTAATCATTATTGTTGTCAATTTCATAATCGCCGCCACCACCACAATCATCTCCATTTTCTGGTTCCATCTTTTCCATATATTTGTCTAAATACCTGTAAATACGATTTACGTCCAATTTTGTGATTTCATACATTTCTAAAATACGTGGAATTTCTTCTTCATTATATTGTTTTTTTAATGTCATAAAAAATGTGAAAAGGTCGTTTTGGTCCATTGAAAGTTGTATGCATAAATTCTGTATAAATAACTGATTATTATATTCAGTGCTGTATTTCGTAAGTACTTTTGTAAAGCGAACCTCGGTTGGATGAAATCGCGCCTTTTTCGGAAAAGATTTATGATACAAATAATGATTGTAAAATGTCTTAATGAGAGATGACAATTCATTAAAAAGCCATATTTGGTTTTGAAATGTAATTCGGTCAAAATAATCTGCTTGACAAATATTCTCTAGTACAATTTTGTAAAATGGTGCCGAAATACTGATCGGCATTTTTTCAAGAACATCTATTATATTTTCATGCCATAATAAGCCTATCGTAGTTCGGTCAGTTTCATTGATAAGAACATTGTGGTCTGATATTGGATATTCTATGTTCATTAATTTTTCTGTTATTTTTTTTATATCTTCATTATACGTTTTGGGTTGAAAAATAGAATGAATAATATTATTCGCAAGTATCGTATTTGATTTTTTGCTCATTTCCATAACTGCATTTAGCTTGCGTAAGTTGCCTTGAACAAATGCGATGATATTTTTTCGCATTGTTGAATCAATCGTAGGCAACGTCATATCAATAATTTGTGTCATTTGCGCAGGCGTAGGTGTTTTCAATTCGTATACATAACATACCTTCATTAGCTCTTTGATTTTTTTATCCACGTGATAGTTTCCAATACAAATAATCGGGTTCATTGTAATTTCTTCTTGCTTTTGTTTTTTTGTTTTTTTAGGGCGAATAAGTTTGATAAGAGAAGTGATACCTCCTTTATCACCGTTATTCATTCCGTCGAGTTCATCCATCACTACGACAATCTTCTTAACTTTACGCTGAAAGATAGACATAATGTTCTTATCAGAAATATTATGTTGTGTAATAGATTCAATAATGGACTTATTACGGATATCACCTGCATCATATTTCACCATATCATAATTTAACTCTTTTAACAAACGGACGATGAATTCGGTTTTTCCAGAGCCTGGCGCACCATACATATATATACCACGTTTAAATGTCAAGTCCGTCTTATTTTGTTGAAATGATGCTAAGAAATCACGTATATTATTGTAAATTGTTTCACGGCCAAGAAATGCCGTATAATTTTCCATTATATCGTGATGTATGTGAATGAATATCTTTTTTTGTTTTTATATATTATAACCGGGTATATTCAGAAAATGAACGCATTACAAGATTTATTTGCTCCTCTTGATAAGGACTATTGTTTATTATTTTATTGGCTTACCGTTGTGAATTTTATTTTTCTGGCAATTGCCGCCTTAGGATTTGTATCATCATTGGTTCTTTTATTTAGGGGAAAAATCACGATAATGAGCGGCCTTTATTCGTTTTTGATGATCTTGGTTTATGCTCTCATGTATTTCCAGACTCGTCTCTTCTACTCCATGTGCGTTACTAGCAACATGAAGGCTGGGACTTATGGTGTAGGTTCTCCTTCCGATTCTCTCCCTTCGGTTGCAAAGGATGCATCTGCTGCCGCACCCGGTGCTTACCGTATGTAACTATAGGAATAAAATTCGTAGCAAATAACATATTACAGATGTAAGATGTTATATTATTATTGTCGCCGTCGTTGTTATTACGTTAGACACTTCAATGTACTAGCCCGAATACCTTGTCCGTCAAGAATACCTTCCCACGGAACATATCCTCCATCAATACCATTTAAGCCCGTACCAGTATATTGTTTTGTTATATCTCTCATATGATAATAGTTATCGCATTCAGTTGCTCTGGGTTGGAAGTCACTCACTCCTAATCCATATTTATCTACGCAATTTGTTCCATTAAATTCCATACGGTCGGGGCATTTTGCAGTTTCAGGCGGCCATTTTTGCGTGCTCTTTGACTTCCATAGTAAAATAGCAACCGTTCCAATGGAAATAACAAACGCAATAATTGCTAGTAATAACACCATTTTTTGTATCGTAAGGTTGAAAAAGTTGCTAAACAGACCCTCATTGGTATTGCTGCTTCCATTCATGCTGCTTGATGTCCCGAATGCAGATGAACCTACGTTTTTTGAAGATGAAACAAAATCCATAGAATATGTTAGTTTAATAACTAGCTATATAATAGTAGTGATATAAAATACTATTGATATAATCTATACAATATACAACAACGTTATTTAGTGGATCTAATATTATGAACCGATTTGATTATCGCACATTTCCAGAAGAGACATTTATTGGACAACCTAAAAACGGGCGTCTTGATATAATTACACCCCCCATTCAAGACCAATTCGCCCTTTATGATAAAAATCCGGTCCATCAGTGTGTTACATATCGTGACGCTTTAAATGGTATTTGGGAAAATACACCTCTTTCGAATGCATTTTTCAGTAAAGAAAATATGCAAATTATTCAGAACGGTATCCGCGCCGGTGTATATCAGAGATCACGCGGTAAATATGTCATTGGCGAACAAGATTGCGACACACTTCGTATTATTATGCGCACCATTTATCTGCAGAATTCGGCTAATGCACCCACCGATATCCGTCAGCAAATTATCGAGTTAAATGATTTAGTATTTGAATATTGTGTACCTCGCGTGCATGGCGAGGCTGAAGGTTATATTCAATATAAGCGCGATGTTAGCAATATGTATACACCAATTGCACATCCCAACTTTTCTGATTATAAACACAAGACACTAGAATTGAAGCCGTGGTTTTAGTGCGGTGGTGTATAATAAAATAATAAAAAATTCATGCATATCATGCATATCATGCATATCATGCATATTTATTATTATTTTGTATATTTGTTCGTTATTGCGCTTTCTTAATTA